AGATATGATACTACTACTGCCGCTAAACAACTATCTGGTGGTGCATACAATCCACAAGGGCATGGCCGTATTAATGACTGGGAAGCTATTGGTCAGTATCTAACTGGGACAGGGGGTGGTTCTGCTGGTACCACAGGAACTAGTCTAGCGCATAATAATCGGAGTGAGGATATCACAGGGCTTAATGCTCTGTATGGTTCTACTCCAATTATGAATAATAATAAAGTACTTGGTTACAACATAAACCCAAATGCTTCTGGTCAAGGAGAAGCATATGCTCTTAATCCACAATCTGCTGGACAACAGTACAATGTTGCAGGTAGAGCAGCCACACGCCCTGTGTTTATTCGTGATGGGGTAAGTGGTGGTTATTATGTTGGGGGTTCTAGTGCCGTTGCTCCTAGTTCGGAGACAAGCCAACTCTGGCGTACACTAAATCAACCAGAGTCTTGGGGTCAATATGGACAGAGTATCAATCCTAGTACCTACTTCCTTAAGGGAGAGATGGCAGACAAGTTCCCGGGTTGGACTAACAATGAATCCTATAGTAAGATAGTAGGAGAAGCACCCAAGACACCTTGGTATGCTTCGGCTTTACAGCAACTCTCCCCTCTTATTTCCTCTATGGGTGGGGGTGGTTTAGCTTCCAGCTTTGTAACCAATACAGCTCTTAATGCTTTAAAGGGTGGTGGTATCTCCAGCTTGTTTGGTGGTGGGGGTCAAGGTAATATGTCTGGTGCTCCTGTAGTCAATGCGGCAGCAGCCAATACATCACAACCAGCAGGTAAACTAGAGGGTGCTACAAACTCAGGACTAAACTCCCTATTCAATCGTGGGGATGTTATACGAGGATCTGAGTTTGGTAATAGGGGCGGTAGCTTGAGCTCCTTCTTGAATATGAATCCACAAGGTAAGGAAATGCCACAACAGTTTCCAACAGAAACACCAATGAATAGAAATAATACACGGAGGGGCTAATGGCAGCAAACAACAAAAGAGCATTGAAGCGGCAGAACATTCGCCTCCCCCTCATTGGTTCTCAGACAAACCGTAGTGGTACTTCTACTAAAGATCAAAGATTCATTAACATCTACCCAGAGACACGTAAGGTAGATGCCATTGAAAGTACCCGCATCTTCCTTAACAAACGCCCGGGTCTCACTACTTATAAAGACTTTGGTACAGGTGAAGGTAGGGGTACTAGTTGGTTTAATGGTAAGTTCTATGTTGCTGTAGGTAATCAAGTAATTGAGGATAGTGGTTCTCCCACTGTTAAGATTACATTGACAGCTTCCACTGGCCCTATTGGTATGATTTTAGGTAACTCAACTACAGTTGGAGATTATCTATTTATATGTGATGGTACAGGAGCATGGGTAATTAATACCTCTGGTACTGTTACAACCATCTCATCTGGTGCTGTTATCTCTGCCACTGTGGCAACAGCCGGTAGTGGTTATACAGGTACTCCATATGTATTCTTTACTGGGGGTGGTGGTTCTGGTGCAACAGCTACAGCAACAATATCTTCTGGTGCTGTCACTGCTGTGGATATTACTGATGGGGGCACTGGTTATTCCTCAGAGCCTACTGTCTCTTTTGGTTTCACAGTAACAGCCACTAATGCTACCGATGTCTTTAATGCCACAGCCCATGTACTAGTGAATACAGATCGGGTTGCCTTTACCACTACAGGTACGTTACCAACGGGTATCACGGCAGGAGTTGCTTATTATGTTGTGAACAAGGCAACCAATACCTTTCAAGTTAGCTTAACGTCAGGGGGTGCTGCTGTTACTTTCACTACAGATGGTACGGGTACTATCACCGCTAACACCGGAGGCCCTACAACCACCATAGCAGAAGCCACATCCACATTGAATAGCTTTCCTACACCTCATGTAGCAGTACCAACCTTCATTGACGGTTATATACTACTTGCAAAGGGGAGTGATGTTTATAACTGTGTTTTAGATGAGCCAACTAGATGGGATTCTAGTAATTATTTAACGGCAGAGATGTTCCCAGATGCTATTGTTAGTTTGGCTAGACAGAATAACCAAGTGGTTGTCTTCGGCGAGCATTCTATTGAGTTCTTTTATGATGCAGCTAACATCAATGGTAGCCCACTAGCTCGTAACGATTCCACAACAATTCAGATTGGTTGTGCTGCACCTTACATCCTATATCAGAATGAGAATACATTCATGTTTGTGGGGCAATCAGAAGCGGGTGGTAGAGCAGTGTGGCAGGTAACTGGCTTCCAGCCAAAGCGCATTAGTGATGAATACGTAGATCGTATTGTGGATGCAGAAACAGACATGTCGGATTGTAGGGGCTTTGGTTTACGTACGATGGGCCATCTGATGTTTGCTATAAATCTTACTACATTGGGTAGAACCCTTGTGTATGACGTAGATGAAAAGCTATGGCACGAGTGGTCTAGTAATGTTGCTGGTAGTCATGGTGTATTTGCTTGTAATTACCTAGCTGATAATCATTTCGGTGCTGCCTATATGTTACATAACTCTAATGGTACCTTGTATAAGTTTGACCCCACAGCCTTCCAAGATGATGCCACTGCTATCCTAATTGAGATACAAACTAACAAGTTTGATATGGATACATATAAACGGAAGTTCATGCATAGTATTCAGATGGTTGGTGATAGGGCAGATACAGGCAATTCTGTCGATGTTAAATGGTCTGATGATGACTACCAAACATGGTCTAGTACAAAGACAATTGCCTTAACAGATGACTTCCCCAGCTTTGCTAGACTTGGTTCCTACCGGCGTAGAGCATTCAACATTAGAAATGCCTTGAACTACTTTGTTCGGTTAGAGGCACTGGAAGTTACTTACACAGAAGGGGATTCATAATGCCGTTGCCACCACCCCCAGTTAATGATAAGCCCGGGAGTTTCACATGGCTGGAATGGTACAGACAACTACGTAATTATGTCTCTACCTCTGGTTCTGTTCCTTGGTATATTATTAACTTTGCTGGTTCTAATATTACGGACATAGCATCAAGAGCACATAACAACCTACAGAATCTGCAGGGTGGTGCCAGTGGTCAGATGTATCATCTATCCTTGGCACAGTATAATGCTGTACTAGGTAGTACAATGATATCATCTGTCTCCACATCCACAGCATTAGGCGATGATGATAAGACCACATTAGTTACTGTTACGGGTCTTACTATAACCTTACCAGCAGCCAGTGCCGCTAGAGTGGGTTTCGCTTGGTCTATTATCCTAACAACGCTTGGATACACAACAATAGTGGTTGCTGGAGCTGACACGATAGTAACAGCAGATAGTGCCACAGATACTTCTGTCCGTGTAGAAGAGCGTGGAACAACCCTTAACTTTAGATGCACTTCTGTGTCTACTTGGAGTATTGTATGAGTTATTTGCCAAATAGAATGACACTAAAAGATGGAGCACAACTAGATGCTTTTGGTAGGTTACGAGTCTCACAAAGTAACACACAATTTGACTCTCAACAAGAGTATGGTTTGGATACGAGAACTACTTGGGATGCTACAGCTAATGGTACGTTATCCACAGCTTCTAGTAATGGTAGTGTTACTAATGGTAGTAACCTAGTAGGACCAACGAATGCAAACACACGTCTCACACCACTAACTGTTAGTACAACAAGCGGGCATTATTCTGTATTACAAAGCAAGCAGTATATTCGATATATCCCGGGGAAGAGTCAGTTAATATTAATGACTGGTATATTTAGCCCGGGTACTATTGCTAATAATGATGCTCGTGCTGGATACTTTGACTCTGCTAATGGTGTATTCTTAAAGGTAACAAATGGTGTAGCATCTTTTGTACTACGAACTAGTACTAGTGGTTCTGTTAGTGATGCAAATGCAGTGGCATCCTCTGCGTGGAGTGTGGATCATTTTGATGGTACTGGTCCTAGTGGCATTACCCTAGATCTAACGAAGACACAGATATTGGTTATAGATGCACAGTGGTTAGGTGTAGGTAGAGTAAGATGTGGGTTTGATATTGATGGTGTTGTTTATATAGCACATGAGTTTAAGAATGCTAACTCCCTTTCTGTTCCTTATACACAGACATTCAATCTACCTGTTCGTATGGAAATTAGAAACACTGGTACTAGCTCTGGAACACCCACAATACAGTTTGTTTGTTGTTCTGTTCAATCTGAAGGTGGTCAGGAATCACGGGGTAGTCCTTGGTCAGCCCCTGCCACTGTAGTTACAACTGCTGTTACTACCAGAAGACCTGTCTTAAGTATTCGACCTAAAGCTACCTTTAATTCTCGTACTAACAGAGGGCATATAGAGGGTATAGAATTCTTCCTACGCACAACAACTAATGATTCACTATTCGAGATTGTAATAGGAGGTGTTCTGACAGGAGCAGCATGGACATCCGTGGATACCAACTCCATTGCCGAGTATGA